AATTTTTCAAAATCTTCTTCATTTAAAAAATTATCAATTACTTCAATTTCATTCATAATCAAACCAACGTTCCTTGTGCTCTACGAATTTCTCTTAGTTCTTCAAAGTTTTTTTGTTTTGTTCCACCATCATATGCCCATGCATATCCCTCTTCAATCATTTGCTCATTCAACGATGTTTCTCCATCTCCAATATATAACCAACCAAGAAGCCTACCATACTTACCCATACCACCAACCAATTCAGTTCTAATGATGAGATCGTCGTCTCCAGAAATAGCACCATCTAGTTTCTCCTTCATCCAGTTGGTAGCGTCTATTCCCAGTTCCTTCTCATCAAGATCCCTGGTTCTCTTCTCTGGTGTGTCCACTCCCGCTATTCTCACTCTCTCCTTCTTGTAAAGATCGAACCCCAGATCGATCGTCACATCTATCGTGTCCCCGTCCACTACTCTGTTGATCTCTATCACTCGGAAGTTGTAGCAACTCTTCCGACTCGGGGGTGTCATCGCTCCCATGGGATTCACTTTCATCAATTCCTAGTATATAGATGATCACATAAAAAACTCCTGCTAAAAGTATGATAATCGAGATAATCACACTCCAAACAGGATCATTAGGATTTTCTAGGGGGCGAAGGAACAGTTCCATCTTTACTATTACGACTAGGGATTAGTTGATAAGATAACTTATCTCTCAATTGATTTATACGCTCAACATCATATTGTGAAAAATGTCCGCGTTTCTCTACATGTTTATAATAATGTAGAGCATTTTGGATGATTGTAAAATCTTCCATTGTTAACTCAAAGTTCATGGATTTCTCCTATCAATTCCCATACTATCAAGATATTCTAACCACCAATCTTGATCCTTTATGTATCTCCAGTTAGGAACGGGAAGATCATTTTCTACGACATAATATTGGTACAATGCATCATCAATGATTTCAGAAACCTTCACGCTCTTCTGCCTCTCTGTCAATATCTTCATACGGGTTTTCCAAATATGGGCCGTGTTCTCTTCTGGATTCTGATTCGACATACTTTTCCTCGGTATAAATTCCGGATAACCATACCGCTAGTTTCATAACAACAAAGACAATTACTAGTGGTAGAAAACAGGCAAGTAATACTAAGTTCATTTATGTTTCTTTGTGAATGGTTCCCAATGTTCCCATCCGTACTTATGCACTGCCCACATTCCAATGATAGGAACAAACACAAGGCACCATGATAAGATGCCAACAGTGTATGAGTTATTTAACACCCAAGCGGCGAAGCGTCCTGCAGAATGTATCATCCTTTCACCTCATTTTGAAAGTATTCTGGTAAAGGACATCCCTTAAAATCATTAATTTCATCTACTGCTAAGACAAACATAGTTACAAATCCTAAGCAGAATGCAAATAACATCTGCGGAAAATTATAATTGCCCATGTGTGCCGTTGGATCAGGTTCATCATCATGAGGATGAATCATCCTTGCGATTTCCTCTGATCGCTTTTTCGATTTGTCTTCTGACTCTGTCCCTTGCTTCGGGATCTTCGGTTTCTTTTCTGGAGTATCCATATTTTTGATGGTAAATGAAGTGTCCTTGACAAATCATAGTGAGTCCAAACAAAAATGCAAGGACTACACCTATCCATTCTAAGATTTCAGTATTAAAATCATTCACGTTTCCTTTTTTTAACGGGCCATGTAAGTTCCATGGCAACTGTAAGTCCGATTGAGAATAAGATTACTACTATTGCTGCACTCATTCTGGATAGTCCCAATTGGTAATTGAATCTGTTTCATTACGAGGGCCCCATGATCCCACTTCATGTATATACGGAGTGGTTCTAATTGGACAGGAGTCGCCAGTACAAAGGAGATCATCAACAATCCTCCATGATTCTATCACTTCTTCAGAATGAACAAAGTGTGATTGATCACCTTCTATGGCATCATAAAGAAGTTTTTCATAACCATCAACTCCTAACCAATCAGGATAGCGATGAGTGAGGGTAGCTAATTCCACACTATCACCTAATCCTGGAGATTTTACATCAATTTGAATATCTAGGTGAGCATGAGGTTGTAAACGCATAACAATTCTACCAGGAGTCTCCCCTTCAAATAAACCTAAAGGTGGTGCTTTAAGTTTTACAATAACCTCCACACATTGATAAGGCATTTTTTTGCCTGTCATAAAACGAAAAGGAACTCCCTTCCAACGCCAGTTATCGATGAATAAAGTACCAGCAACGTAGGTAGGAGTGTGACTGTCAGGATCAACGCCCTCTTCATCACGATAAGTGTCATATTGTCCAAGGATCATGTCCTCCCCTAGATGAGTAGCAGATAAAACTTTGACTTTCTCTCTTCTAATTTCTTTTGCATCCATTCTACAAGGTGCTTCCATTGCAACTAATGCAAGAATTTGAAGCATATGATTCTGCAGCATGTCTCTTACAACACCTGCACCATCGTAATATTGAGATCTTCCTTCACAACCAATAGTTTCAGTTGCAAAAATTTGAATCTCCTCTATGTACTCTCTATTCCAAAGTGGTTCAAGAAGAACATTACCAAAACGGGTGGCAAGGATATTATTAACAGTATCTTTGCCAAGATAATGATCAATGCGATATACTTGTTTTTCGCGTAGATGTCGCTCCACCACAGACTGTAAATGATCAGCAGATTTAAGATCGTACCCAAAGGGTTTTTCAATAACAACACGGGATGTCTCCGGATCATCTAAAAGTCCTCCTTGCTTGAGGTTGATGATTGCCCACTCATATCTTTCGGGTGGGACAGATAAGAAATAAGTTGTGTCATCTGTTTCAGGAAGTTTATTTAAACTTTCCTGACTGGATAAGTCGCATGAGACATAATCTAAATGATATAGAAATTCCTCTGGATATTCTCCAAGAGATTTTTTCCAAAAATCAACTCCAATATCTCTTCTAGCAGCACCAGTAATTAAAAATCCCTTTGGAAGAAGATCTTTCTCCCAAAGTTTATGAAGTGCTGGAATAAGTTTTCTTTTACACAGATCTCCAGTAGCACCAAATACTACTATACCTCTAGTGAGCGGTTCCGTTTCCATTGTATTTGTCTGTCTCATAGTAGTTATTTTCACCTTTTCTCATTCCAAAATATACAGTCGTCAATACAAAAGGTATTGAAATCCACATGAGAAAATTACCTAACATGATGTCCTCCAAACATGAACCGCATTCCATTAAGAACTTTATTGGCAAATGCTCCTAACTTTCTTGATCCGAATCGTTCAAATAGTGCGGTAGATATAACAGGTGCGGGAACACCAAGATCCACAGCAGCGTGGACAGTCCAACGCCCCTCACCACTATCGCTAACTCCCCCACCGAACTTGCTAAGCTCTCGATCGCCGCGTAATACATCAGCGGTAAGATCAAGCAACCAAGAGCCAACCACGCTACCACGACGCCATAACTCAGCCACCTCAGCACAGTCAATATCATATTGATAATCTTCTGGATTCTCCATCGGAGCAACCTCAGCATCCCCCTCCTTAACATATTTTGCCCCAGCATTAGCTTCATGCAGGATATTAAAGCCTTCGGCGTAGGCTTGCATGATTCCATACTCTACTCCGTTATGAACCATTTTTACAAAGTGTCCTGCACCTGGAGGGCCGCAATGCAACCAACCGTACTCAGCACTTGTTGCTCTACTCATAGGATCAGTTCTGGGAGCTGATGCGATGCCTGGTGCAAGTGCCCTAAAGATAGGAGCGCAGATGGATACTGCAGTATCTGCACCACCAACCATAAGACAGTATCCACGCTCCAAACCGTAAACACCACCGCTAGTGCCACAGTCAATATATTGGATGCCCAACTTAGAAAGACGCTCTGCCCTCCTCCTACTATCCTTAAAATTACTATTGCCATGATCAATAATAATATCTCCCTCACTACAAAACTGTAGTAACTCATTTAAGGTGTCCTCCACTGTTTCTGCTGGTACAACCATCATAAAGATGCCCGGCCCTTTATCCTTTACAACAGTGCAAAGAGAAGCAATGTCAACTGTTACTCCATCAACGCCACCATTCTCATAAAGCTCCTGTGCCTTATCATAATTTCTACGGTATCCCCAAACTTCGATACCTTCTTTCATCATACGACGAGACATACCCTCGCCCATTCGTCCTAGTCCAATAATTCCTACTTTCATTTTTGTTCTTCTGTTGATACTAATGTTACTGAACTCAAATCACTAAAATCTGGTGGAAATGGTTCACGATCTTTCTCTCGTACAGTTAGACGATCAGGATCAATCATTCTAATTGCTTCTGCAAGTTCTTGAAAATGTTGAATTTCATCATTCATAATTTCACAGATTTTTTTATCATCTGGAAAGCGAGTTAGATATTCAGCATACGTTTCAGCGGCGTGCATCTCTATCTCATAGGAGAGGTGGTAAGCAGCGCGAGGAGCCAACCAATAATAAACCACGTTGATCCAATAGTAGATAAGGACAAGGTGTCTGGCGACAAAGCGATCCACCCAATAAGTACTACCGCCCCTGCTCTCCATATACTCAAGATGTTCTGTTTCGTTAAGAGTTTGAGCAAAATGTTCCTCCATTAGATATATGTGCCATTGTCCACGTAATCCTAGGGATTCTCTTAAATGAAGAACACTTAAGAAAGCAAAGTATGGTGCCCGAGCAATCTCCTCAAGCACCCAAAAACGTGGAAAATCTCTTCCTTTATAAAGAAAATCAATGATTGCTACAGTGAAATTTAAAACCCAAGTGTTAATAGTTTTCATAGTAGTTAGACATAAATTTTAGGTTCCCCATCCTCGTCATCGTCATAATCATAAGTCATACGACAATCAGACAAATCATCCCACTCTGGTTCATAGAGTGGGCATGGTTCCTCAAATAAATGACTCATTCTTAATTGATGAATCCTTTCTCTAAGAGATTTGTAGAACTCTCGTTTTTCGTCTTTGTTCATTCTACGTGAACTGTACCGATCATACCTGCACCTTTGTGTGGCCCACACCAATAAGTATAGTCACCAGGTTCGGGGAATGCAACATCAAACTCTTCACCAGGCATCATTGCCAGGGATTCATGACTTAATTCATCATGATCTTCAACGACTACATTATGAGGAGGAAGCATATTATTAATAAAATGAACAGAATCCCCAGCATTGATTGTTACCTCCGCAGGATCAAATACAAGATTGCCACCGGATCCCATCTGCACATCTACCGCCCAGGCAGGTGCAGCGAGAAATAATGTAGCAAGAAGTCCGAATAAAAACTTCATAAACATTTTTATAACTACACTATCTATTACCTTGATAAGTCTCTATACCTGGGGTTTGTTTTGACTTCCTGACTTATCAATTTACCAAATTCATTTACACAATTACTCCATTTTTTTCTTAATTCTTTTGCTTTTTCTTTATCTTTTATTTCATACTGAAAGTGCCGCCATTCATTCCAAATGGCGGCACACTCGTCACTCTTCTTTTGAAGATGTGGTTCTAGATACAATTACTTTTTAGGTTCTATTGCTGACTGAACTGGTGGTTCTTCTTTCTTTTTAGAATGTCCGTTACCATTACCACCTGCTTTAGCGGGACTAAGTCCGAAGGCAGCCAGTGATCCTGAGAACACTGAGGCAATGAATGTGGGATCAAAATCTAAAATCTTTTGTCCGTTTGGAAGTCTAACATAGGAGAATGTGAGAAGGGATGCACTCCAAATAAGGACTACAACTTTCACCAAATTACCAAGAACTTCACTTTTGTCTTCATCTTGTTGCTTCTCTTCTACCTCTGCTTTGGATTTACCGAGCATTAGTATAGAAGTATGGCATCTCTATTTAGAGATAAAACCCTGTTCCATCAACCATTTTTTAGTAAGAGGTGTTGGTTTATAAACTTCCCACATCCTTTTAGGGCCTGCACAAACTTTAAGGGCATCTCTAGTCATGGTATCAGAGAATGCTGCATACATTGCTTCCGATTCATATGGAGATGCTGAGGGTGGATATGTTCTTTTTGCACCATCTTTAATCCAATCAGGAATTTCATCGGGTTGAAGGATTATAGCAGTAAATGTATTATCAAGAGTTCCTGCCATGCAGTCTTGAGCGGTATGCCAACCCTCATGGCGGAGAACTTTAATGAGCATATTAGGGGAAGAAATATATCTTTCATTAAAGAACATATCATTTCCCTTTACATAATAAAGTCCGCGTGTGTTAAAAGCAAAATATTTGTCGCTACCAATATAAACATTCACTCCAATTTGGTTAAGACTGGTGAGGATATCAGTAATTTCATCTTTGTTTGCTTCATGTTGCTCACCAAAACTCATCCAAGTTTTTGCCTGTCTTACATCTTTGGTGCATTCACGAAGCATCATACAACCCATAGAGTCATAAGAATTCCAACTTTTAACTTTTGACTCATCGGCAAGGGCAGGTGTAGTCAATGCTGCTGCCATCAGCATCATAAAAAATTTTTTCATATATTAAAAAGGTAATGCACCACCAGTTGTTTGCGGAAGTGCCTCTGGGAGTTCTGCATCTAATGCAACAGGAAGAGCATCTGTAATTGCTTCTCCAATCGCTTCAGTCATTCGTGACTTGACATTCGCAATAATGTTATCCTTATTGAAATAAACATAACCTCCTCCTGCAATTATAGCAGAAGTTCCTACGAATGAAAGTAGTGCTAATACATTAATTACTTTTTGCATAATATGCCTTGTAGTATTGAACTATGCCAGCACAATGCATGTTGCCTTGAGATACCCAAT